AACGTATTTTACCATCCCACACGCGGTTGCGGTACGCGGGCATGAACTTATATCCAGGTACATAAAAACAGAAATGTTCTGATAATTCTCTTTCAGTACTAGCCTCACATTCTATTTGTAAGAATGTTTCATTAACCTTATTTGCTATTACAGTTTCCATGAATCTAATATTTCTTTTATTCTTCTTTTTGTACTTTCAATATCACAACAAAGATAATCGTGTATATACCAATATATAAACTTCCTAGCATTATCAGGATTATGCCAACTTAGATCATCTACATATCTAGGTAACTGAGGCAATACCTGTAATTTTGCTGTTACCCAATGATACTCTGGCCATCCAGTTGATATAATAGGTACTTCGTGCATTAAACATTCTATTCCTGCTGTACTATTATCTATAATGGCTACGCGGGTACGCGGGAGTATATCATGTATAGATTCGAATCCTTCTCTTACATCAACACCCCATGATTTCCATTTATCTATTAATTTATCTCTCTTTTGTAATCTAGGATGCATCTTAGCAACGACAGGGTATCTAGTTTCTTTTACTAATCTTTCTACTATTAGATCTAATTTTCGGATATGCCCACCAAATCCAAATCCCTCTACTGTTTCATCCTTAGGCATTTGACCAATAACTAATGTATGATCCTTTTCTACCTTTTTGCCTTTCTTCCATTTAAGTATAACAGAATCATCCCACTTATTAGATTTATTATCAATTAAGTGTTGTATATTATTCCAATCCATATTATTATTAGGATTTAAATAAGAATACATTGTTTCATGTTCACCATAATTTGAAAATGCTAACCAAGAACTATTAGCATAACCTAAATCATCTATTGCAAAATGTTTTGAGGTGGGAGCAGTAGGTTTAACAAACAAACATTCGCTTCTATGTTTTCCTACTTTAGTTTTATCTGTATGATTAAAGATATTAAGATGTAATTCACTATGATCTAATTCTTCTAAGGCTTGTTCTACGCACGCACGTGCGTGCCCGAAGTTACCCTTCCATTCAAATTTGTAATCGTGTATTTTATATGCCACTAGTAAACTTACGCCATTCAATCATATTTTTAATGTTCTGATGACGCCATTTAATGTTATCCATTATCTCTTTTAAACAATTAACTATTTCTTCTTGCATAGCTAATTTTAATTGATGTTCTTGTATGATAGGATCAGCATCATACCATTTATCCATATCCCCTTTAAGAACAGTTAATCCATTTAAAGGATCATATTCCCATCCTTTAGCATCTAATTCATCTTGGGATAACTTACCACCATAATGAAGGAACTTATCTCTCAATAAAGGTTTAAAGTCTAGTTCTAGCTTTTTTAATCTGAGTTTTGATTTAGAGTATAAATCAAGATATTTTGAGTGTAATTTTGCGGATTCACGTGATGCTTCATCTAATGCCATTTCATCAATCTGTGCATCTTTCTTCCACATTTCCAGTAAAGATTCTATATTCATAATGTCTATTATACCACAGTTTACTTAAAAAGTAAACCTTTTATTCTATTATTTCAAAGTAAGAGTATTTAAATGTTACTTGTGCTTGTACATATTCTATATCAGTAGATTGAGCATTAAACTCTATAGATGATAAAGAAATAGGAAACAAATCATTAAACTTAATTTCTTTCTGTGGATTGTTATGTGAAGTTAATATCATCAATCTAGCATCGTACTTATAATCCTTATCAGCTTCTTTTAAAGTAGCTAGATTCTTAATCCAATTATATATCTCAATATAGTTTTCCATGTTTTCTGTTACATTAAATGTTATACTGAAATCATCAAAGGTCATTCTATCACCAGTCATACCTAGATTTACTCCCTTATAAGGAGTATCTACAGATGATATACCAACCCCAGGTATATTTGCAGCGGTACAGAAATACTCTGTATTTGCAAATGCTGAGTCTATTTTTAAGGTATAACCTACTGGGCTTAAAAAGTTTTTATTATCCGTTAATGCCATATTTCTCTTCGTATTTTTCTTGGAGCCAAGTTCCCCACTTAGCTTCATATTCCTCTCGGGTTAATCTACCCGGTGCTGATATAGGATCATTGTGTTCATCACAATAATCTAACCACATTCTGGTAACAAAGCTATTATAATAATTTATTTCATTCATACTACTATTTATATACTTTATAATCTTAGTTTACACAAGAAAAGAGGGACCGAAGTCCCTCTTTAAATAGTTGTTTCGAAAAACGGTTTACACCATTATGTCATCAACTCTGAAGATCCTAAAGTATGGGTTAGCTCTATCAGTACCTACACCGTCTGCTGCGACGAATGGGTTAGTAACCATTCCATATCTTGTTTTGAATCCGATCCTTGGTTGGAAGTCACTTTCACCAACGGCTTTAACCATAGTTAAAGGAACGTATGGGCAGTAGAACATACCAGCGTCATAAGGATTTGAACCTCTGTACCCAACACAAGCGAAGTCTACAGTTGAATAAGGATCAATGTAAACTTTCAATCTTCCGTTAAGAACACCAGCAAAAGTATTACCAGTATCATCAACGTTCAATGAAGTGCTAAGCGCAGGAGAGTAATCCATCATGCCTGAAGCTGCTAAAGCTGAAGCAACGTCTGAAGAAACGATAACATAGTTACCTTTTCCACGTCTTGTTTCTTTAGCGATAACGTTTGCTTCTCTTTCGAGTTGCATAATTAGGCCTTTGAATTTCTCTGCCATCCATCTACCGTCTGAGTCAGTAGCAACATCAAAAATACCTGATGTAGCTGTTGAAGATTGTAAAGCACCAATTTTAGCTTTTGTTAAAATTGTTCTTACAACCTCACGGTTGATTTCTGCAAGGATTTCAGCTGACAATATGTTAGCAAGTTCGCCTTCGGCGTCAAGACCATGAATAGCTTTAAGGTCTTGTGCTAATTCCATTGTGTATTCAGCTTTTAGTGCTCTTGACTTAGCAGTAACTGTTGATTTCTCGATTGAGAAAGCCATTTCAGCAAATGCTGCGCCAACACCACCAGATGTACCACGGGCTTCCGCAGTAGCTGTTGGTAAACCAGAACCAAATGTAGATACAACGTCTGCTGTATCTGCGATTGAACCATCTGTATCGGCATCAACTACACCAGCTAGACCTGTTGGATCTGCTTGATGTGTACCTGTACCTGAGAAGTCTGTATCAGCTTCATCAAATAGTGCTTCTGTTCCACCTTGAGTTGAATACCTTGATTTCATTGCGAAGATAAGGCCAGTTGGTCCAGACATTGGCTGAACACCTGCTATATCATAAGCAATAAGATTAGGCATTGCACGTCTTACGAGAGAGATAAGAACTGGGTCGAAATTATCGATACCAGAACCAGTTACGTTAGCAGCTGCTTCTGAGATGTCGAAAGATCTTTTAGCTCTTTCTTCTTGTAGGGCTACTTCTTGGTTTTCAAGAAGACGTGCAGTAACCGCTTTCTTATAATGGTCGTCAATCGCTGGAGCACTTTCGTGACCTAGGACTGGTTCCCATTTTTCGATGAGATTTTTATCTGCATTAAACATTTTGTTTTCCCCTTAAGGTTTGCAATTTAAATTAATATTATTTAATAACATTAGTTATTAAAATTCTTTATGGCTTGAGTGTACGCACTCATATTTGGAGATAGTTCAGCAGAAACTGCTTCTCCATCTTCTCCTACTAATGCATCAGACTCGTCAGTTGATTCACTAACTTCTTGTTTGAAGTAAGAATCTTTAATAACGTTAACTTTATTTTCAAAAGTTTCGCTATCTTCAAATTCTACATCTTCAACCAAACCAGCTAGTTTCTCAGCTTCTGTGTCTGCTAAGCCGGAAGACGCCTTACGCACGATGTCAGCTTTTTCAAAAGATTGAGCTTTCTCGTGTAGTTGTATATTGTCTTCAGTGGTTTTATTGAGCTGTTCTTCCAGTTCAGAAACTTGATCAGCTAAATCGTCGATCAGGTCAGCTTTACCTTCTGGAACTTCAATATAATGTTCTTTGAACACTGATTGTAAAGAAGTCATGAACTCTTCAGCAATTTCAGTCCTAAGACCTTGTTGTACTGCGACTTCATTTTCTTTCATCCAATTTTCAACAACATAGTTCAAGTAAGAATCTACTTTCTCTACGATGCCTTCTTGGACGTCCTTTACTTCAGATTCAAGATTTTGCGCATATTCAGACTCTAGTCTATCGATCTCAGCGCCTACTTTTGTAGCGTAAGCTGCTTCGAAAATAGCAGAGGCTTTATCACGGAATCCATCAGATAGTGTTGCTTCATTAGCAACGATAAGATCCAAGTCTTCAGACCAATCAGCAGCTTCTTGCTTAGCGGAAGCATCAGAAGGTTTAGCTTTAATAGTTTTATCCTTCTCCTTTTTCCCCTGAGCATCGATAGCTTTCTTTACTGATCCATCATCGATTGACTCTTCAACTTCTTTGACCATCCTGGCGAATAGCTCTTGCGCTTCGTGCTTGCGTGCTTTTTTAAGCATGTCGACTGCGGCGTTTATGATGCCAGCTTTAGTTTTAGGCATTTCAAACTTAGGAGCAGATTCCTCAACGTCGTCGTCATC